CCCCACTGTTGGCGGTTTGGAATGCGATTGTTTGATCCCAAACATAGTTAGAGCTATTGGTACCCGACGCAAACGCTGAGACAGACGGCCCAAGCAATTGCGCCGGATTCGTTGGAAAGTCCCAGCCAACCAGGAAGCTTTCAATAGGCTTAGCAGATAACAATGGATTGTAGTAATGGAAGAGCTGGTCAATCTGACGGCTAACCGTCGCTTGATTGAAATCAACTCCAGTTGCCTCATTCTCAAGACCTACTACCTGAACACTGGTTAGAGTGGTCACGCCACTGACGGCCAAATCAATAACTATTTGAACAAATCCGGTATCACCATTGGCTGTATTGCTGGCTGCTGCCAACTGAACTGAATTCGAGAACTCTTCAGGCGCACCCGATGTATTGCTGGCTGACAGAATCTCTTGCTGAGTGCCAACAGAGGGCGCGTAGTACATCGTTACGCCACTTCCGGCATCCAGTGTAATGTTTGCGCCTATGTATCCATTGTCCCCACCTGAGGCGGGTGACCAGATGTCAGGGTTATTAGGTAAGGTTTGAATCAACTGTAAAGAGGCTACATTAGCAGATGAGGTGAAGCTCATCTTGTAAGGCGCGTTCGTTGGATACTGAGCTGAACCAGCTATAGCCGTTCTAGCTACGTTCACAGTGCAAGCGCCAGTGTAGGAGATAAACAAGTCCCAATCAGGCGCAATGGCGACTGTAGCTGTTCCTGTACCGCTATAGGTCAGGGTCATGCCGTTTTGTGGCTCAAACAATACTTGAGCGAACTGTGGGTTTGATAATTGGTTAACAATGACGTTGTTTTGGTTGATGCTTGGATCGTCCTCAGCGCTCACATTAGGCCACGCTTCCCTCGTAAACTGTGTGTTTCCATTAGAGTCAGCTACAACCACATAATAAAGCTGGATGTCTGCGCCTGGTTCTTGTGACTCATAAGGGAAGTAGTAAAGCGCTACATTGTTTCCTGTGCCATCCGCTATAGTTCCCGTCGCGCTCAAGGTAACTGGGTTAGGTAATGCTGTATAGGTGTAGTCAGGAGGCGAGCCAGTAAGCTCGTAGACAGCTTTTGGTGTAGATCTGGAGGAGTCTTGGTAAAAGGAAATGGTCCCATTGGCCAAAGGTTCTCCAGTGGTCTGGTCAACTAGATAGGGGTTTAAGTCCACACTTGTCACGTAGCGATTATCAATGCTCATGCTATTTCCCTACCATTTCTTTAATGCTTCCAACGCCTGACGATACAAGTGCAGAATACGCTGACACCTTAATACCTTCCTTTCCGAACGCCTTAAGCTTCTTCATGCCGTTTTCCCATAGCTCTGCGTCTGCTTTAAGTTTGGCCAAATCACGCTTGTACTTAGATACTTCAATGCCTATTTCAGTTTTGCTCATCTTGAGCTTTTGCATCTGCTCTTCAATCTTCTTAACCCTGGTCGCTTCACGCTGAGCATTATGGAAAGGCTCTTTAAGGGAAGGATTTCGCTCTAAAATCTCAGCAATATGGGGCGAATCGGCTCGTAGAGCGGTCTCAGAGGACTTTATCTTGCGCTGCAATGCTTTCATGTCTTCAGCGACGGTAAGCGCCTGGACTCGATCTCGAAGTACCTTTCGAACCTCTGGATTCAAATGTTTTCCACGTTCTTTCAGGAACTGATTAATCGCACCTTTGCTTTCAAGCTTGTTCTTTAGTTGAGGGATGTCATGTACGGTAGCTGCGTCTCGTATCTTCTCATTCTCAAACAGTGTTTTGACCAAACCTCTGTGCTTGGTAGCTGATGCCTTCTTATGGAAGTCGGAAACTGCAAGAGTGCCTTCTCCGCTAATGAGTCCATTCAAGAATGGGTCCGTTCGGAAAGGGGAAATCATCTTGGAATGGAACTCATTGGCCTTCAAGAGCTGCTCCCACTCTTCAGGTGATACGGCTTTTTTGATTGCATTAATCGCATCCTTTTGAACCTTTTCTAATGCGGCTCTTTCTGCTCTAAGCTTATCTAACTCTTGGCTTGTCCAATTTCCATTCTTCATTTGATTAGTTTTTTCGTAAGCCTCATTTCTAGCCTTCTGCATTAGGTCTCTTAATTCGTAGACAGTGGGCGATTTTGCCTTTAGGTACGCATCAGATAGCGTCTTGGTTCGCTTCACTTGCGCTTCATATTCCGCTTTAGCTTTAGCGTATTCTTTGGTTTTGCTCTTCCCAGCGGCTCTCATTCGTTCAAGTTTCTGTTTCATTTTTCCTTCGGCCATGGCAGACCGATCGAACTCATGAAATAGAATTTCTTTCTTGTTTGCTGATTCATACACTTTAGCTGTTGAAGTTCCCTCAATCCCCTTTGGTGTTTTTGCTGGAAGTCTAGCCTCTTCAGGGATTTCCTTAACAGCAGCTGAACCCTTCTTGTTGTACGGCTCATATAGCTCTGATTCTTTCTTTAAAAGACCTTCATGGGCATCTTTAGTTGCATTAGCTAATCCTGCCTTAGCTTCCATTGGACCCTCTGAGGTCAATCCTTCAAGGTATCTGCCAGTAATAGATAGGGGTTCATGCTGAGCTTCTTTAGTGTCAGCAATCTTTTCAGCTAAACGATTACGAGATTCTCCGGCCTGACCTTCTTGGAAGGCTTTGGCTTGATTGAGTAAATCATTACCATGTCCTAGGTCTTCATATTTATTTTCAAGTTCGCTAAGTCTTTCTTCCATTGGTTTAACGTTTCGTGAAGCCTCTGCAGAGCCTTTAACCTTTTGGGTGAGTTCACCGATTTGGTTATACCCTTTCTTTAGCCCCTTTGCGCCATACTTAATTGCCTGAGGCATTAAAGCGGCTGCGAATGGGTCTTGGTTATGCGCTAAAGCTTCAGCGCCAAAGGCAACTGATGCGCCAGCCATGCCACCACCAAGACCTTTAGCGGCGAACAGAGTTGGTATTAGTCCGCCCACTTGCTGAATGAACTTGTCGGTGTCATTAGGATTCTTGGAGCCGAGCATTTCATTAAAAGTAGATTTTCCGAACTCAGGGAATATATTTGAGCCGCGCTTCGTTACACCTCGAGATTCTAGGTAGTTACCGATGTTGGTGGGGATATCGGCGGCTTCGGAAAGCCCCTGAACTGCGCCGGCACCTAGATTTCTAAGGGTTCTAAATGGGTTTTCATCAAACTGTTCTAATGCTCTGTTGGTGCTTCTTCCTAATTCAGGAAGTGCCTTAGCGCCTTCGTATATACCCATACCAGTTCGTTTGATAATGCCTAGAGCGTCTTTGCCTATTTGGCCATATTGGGTTGGGGGTTTCATTCCGAGGTCGTTGTAGAATTCTACCTCAGGGACTTTAGGGAAGTAATTCTTGTGAATCAGGGATGCAAGCTCATCGTCCGACAGGTTTCGGGACTTTGGGAACTTTTCTCTAATTTGGTCTAGATTCATCATTTATTTAATCACTCAAAGTCAGTGCTGTTAGTATTTTCGCCAAATAGGTCCCGCGCCTCGTCTTTTTCATATTGATCAGCGTATTTAGTTATGGGGATGGTAAGGATGCCGTCGTCTCTAAACTGTTGTTCCATTGCTTTGAAGCTGGTTTGATCTCTAGCCGTCTTTACTGCCAAATCTTCAGGCATTCCTTGACGCAGATAGTGTCCCACTAATTCATTACGTTTATTAGACATTCTCAGCATCATTTCCATCGCATTGAGCTTACCGATAAATGTTTGGGGTGGGTCTCCAATATTAGCTTTCAAGTCATCAAGCATCTGTTGGTCTCTTCCGGTAAATGCACCCTTCAAGGCATTCGCGTAAACCAATTTAATGTTTCCGCTTAATGACCTAAGTAAGCCCTGCATTCTTTGAGTCTCATCCTCTCCCATATGTCGCTTTATCCATTGATCCATAGGGCCTACAGCATTTGAAAATTGATCTGGATAATCGCCGATGATAGATTTTATGGCATCAATATTATCCATCACCATATATCCTGTATTCAGAGAATCTGACGCAGCAGCAAGTGCTTTTGCCGCAGCCGTCCCGCTTTCCTTGTCAAATGCTTGCTCATGAACGCCAGGCCCAACCTGACTTGATTGTGCGTGCGGAATTCCTGTAATGGGGTCCGTGTAAATAGAATGAACCATTCCGGTAGCTGGATCATATTTTTGTTCCGCAGCTGGTCCGCCGAATTTCTTTTGTATGATTGCCGCTGCCAGAGGATTCAAATAAGGATTTTGCCCCATCTGTCTTTGCTGCATTCCTTGATTAGGCTGTTGGTAATCTTGGTCTTGATATTGCTCTTGTTGTGGCTGGCCACCCTGATAGATGCTATCCGCTAACCCATTCCCTTGGCTCATATTTGAATTCATAGGTTGGTTTTGGTTATGCCCTCCAAGACCTTGTCGAAGCAGTTCAGCTATAGAATTTTCTGTAGAACCTTTCCCATACTTTTCTAAAGCCTCACCCTCAAAGTATTGAGGCGCATATTGAGATTCAGCTCGCTTCATTGCGTTATTGTATTGAGCTAACTCATCATTTCTGCCCATCGCTTGAGACTCTCTGAAAGCCTTTACGATGTCAGCTAGTCCATGATTGGTAGGCTCCCCGAAGGTATTAGCCCAATTTTGACGTTGGAAGGCCATTAGTAATTCCCTCCATTCCAGTTAATGTTCATATTTTGTGGTCTGTATTGCTGTCCAGTCATACGAGCGAACTGTTGACCACCTCCGGTTGCATTTTGTCCTAATGCACCGCCCAGCTGTAATCCTTGTCCCGCACCTTGTAGAGCTGATTGAAGAAGGTTTGATCGGTTACTGTTCTTCCATCGCTGCCCTTCCGATTCCATACTTGCTCGTTCGCCTAAAGCATTTCCAAAGTAATCCGCAGCGCCTCCAGAGGCTCCATATCCTTGGTCTCCCTGATGCTGTAACCCTTGTAGACCAGCCTCTTGAATGCCTAAAATATTGTTGATGTATTGCTGCATATCTTCACCCATCAATCGATTGGCCAGCTTGCCGCGTTCCTTTTGGTCATAGGTGCCACCAGCATAGCCGCCTGAATTAGCGGCCGCTTCCATGGCATTCATGGCCTCATCTCTTTTGAACTGATAGCCTTCACTGGGCTTGTAGTTCTGAACGATGTTGTTGTAGTTGGCAAATGGGTCTTCAGCGAACTGTCCATACATGCCATTAGCTTGTTGATTAGCTTGTTCTCCACGGTTCACGTAGGGGTCGTAGTATTGATGTCCAACACCTGGCATTTGGTCTAGGTAGGGGCGAGCATTTCTAGCGGGGTTTTTATTGCCGTTGAATAGTTTGCTCATAACGCCGCCGCCAGCGCCTGCTAAAATTGATAGTGTTACTGGATCCATAATCTACTCCTTACGACGGTACACTGGTGATAGTTTGTAAACTGCCATCTAGTGCTATAAATTGCATTGCTCCATAAGGAGAGTTCAGCGTTGTATTGAACCATAACGTCCCAGCTGGCATTGGTGGCTTTAAATCTGTAACAAAGGTAACTTGGTCAGCATTAAGATTAGGGATGGTGAAACCATTGTCGCTAAGCCCTTCTAAGAGCGTTTGAATCAAGGCTTCTATAAAGTTTTCTTGGCTGTTCATTTTTACATATGGTGGAATATCCATTATTGGTATGCCTCCAAGTAACAATTGTTTACACAAAAATGACTCATTCCGATGAATCTAAACTTGGGCGTCCAGTCATTGTACAAACCCATTTTTTCCCACGTCATTTGATTTTGCCGCTGGCCTTCAGTCTGCATATAACGGCTTACATAGTTTCCGTAAGTCACCCCACCATCCGCTGACAACGCGAGGTCCACGCGTGGCACATAGTGAAGGCTCGCGTTAGATTGATCTAAGCCTACATACCCTGGGTCATAGCCTTGTTCAATCATCATATAGAGAGAGTTGGCTATGAATTGTGAGGCGTCTGGGTATCTCTGGGATTTACAGATACGGATACGAGGGATTTCGCCAATTAGAGCAGGATCTGCGGCTGGTGAGATATTCTCATCGTAAGTTGTGAAATCGCTGCTCATTTGGTACAGGCACGCATTGTTTAATGAAATAAAGTATGTCGCCTGATTGAAGTAAACCACGTCCACCGCTGGGTGATAATTCAAGTTCGAATCCGAAAGATGATAAAAAGCCTTGAGATTAAAATCATAGATTAAAGTCAGATTATCCTCAGGAGCAAAGAATGTTAACTGATAAAATAGGTGTCCATCTTTACGATAGAATGAAGCCATAGATTGGTCTGGGTGAACCAAAGAACTCATGAGATAGCTAATGCCATCGGTAGAGATTTGCTGCGCACCTTGCTGACTGTAGACCATTATAACTGGGGCATTGGACTCATTTACACCCAGCCATGCAATGTACTCATCGCAGGATGCAATGGTATTTGCACTTAGACATCCATAGTCCACATTGATAGATTCGTTTCGTCTAAAGTATACGGCGGTGCTCACTTGAGTGAATATTTCACATACTGAACTTCCTAACACCAAAATATTATTTCCTTGCCCAGGTATTCGCTTAACGGCCAATGGATAATCAGGCTTTGTGGAAAGAGGTAAGCCTCCAACTTTGGTAATATTAAATGGGTCTGAAACATTGGGAGGGGATGTAACCTGTTGCTTATAGAAGTACCAAAGCGCACCTACATTGACCTTTGAACCGTTTCCAAAACAAAAAACACCATTTATGTAACAAACATAACTGGGTATTAAGTCGACATTAAACGTCTGTATCGTTAGGTTTGGAGGGTATCCCCAATTGTAAATATAAGCATTCAAGCCATCAACAATACAAATCTGATTAGTTAAGTTCTCATCCATGAACACCTCACCAGAGGCTGTTGCAAGCGTTCCTATCAGCAATGGTTGAAGGTTAGGCGCAATCTGAAACACGGAGCTATTAACCACGACGATGATGAAGTTACCACGGATAGAATGAAACACCCCGCGACCTACACCGGAAGGGAATAGCTGTAACACTTTCTTCCATCCAGAATAGCTAATCAACCAGTCGTCAGACTCGTACATGTTATACGTCTTTTCGCTACTGATTTTATGGTATCGTCCGAACGTCGAGCTTCCAACGATGTTAATGGGTAGTTTTTCTGTTCCGGGTGTAGATCTCACATCACCCCCTAAAACCTAGAGAACGTCGTAAATCCGCGACCAATATTAACTTGTCCATAGTTAATAGATCTCGAATTGTTAAACGTAGAAATAGACTGCATCGTCAAATCCGGCGCAGTCGATATCTTAGCTATCTGCATCTGATATCTATTCAACTGCATCGTTACCCCTGGTGGAGTCGTAATATTGTATTCAGTACACAGCCGTTCAGCTAACGCATACTTGAAGTAATTGATAAAGTATTGATCCCAAACCAAAGACAAATCTTGATTCGCTGTAACCGGCGACGGGGCAAATAATCCCACAAGCTCCATCGGATACGTCTGGTCAGGATAAAAATAAACAAACACATTAAGGCCACCTAAGGCTCTCTCCGTGTGATAACTTAACGGCAATGACTGCAAGCCATTAACCCTGCTTGAACCAAAGAAAGTCGTTCTAGGGACTTCCTGCATAGCATAACGAACGGTATCAATAAAGAATGTGAGCGTGTCACAAACTGTCAAATTTGGTATGAAATATTCTTGCTGCCCAATAACTAAATTGAATGAATAACTGGTGGATGTGTATGGAATCATATCTGACTCCACACGCAAATCACCAATCAAATCATTCAATACATTTAAACCATAACCTAAGTCGGGGCCTGATATCGCCTGGAAGTCATGCCCCCTAATCCCGCTCACCCAATAGGCTTGTGAGATTAGCTGCGTAGATGGATAAGCCATAAATGACCCCCGACAAAGTTTTTAGAGATTATCTACATACCCAATAACATCAATCGCAATCGCGGCAGCTGTATTAGATACTAAGTAATCAATAGCCCCTGAAGCATCACAAGGACACGTTACAGATACTGTAGCAACAGTACTTGCGGGTGCCCACATGAATGCCTGTCCAGCAGCTGAAGAGGAAGAAGCAGCCTTGAATGCAGCAGTTCTTGTACCACCTGCGTCGGCAGTTAGAATCGCTTTCAAGAAAACTTCAACTGATGAAGGAGGAACAGATGCGGATGCAGTAACAGCTGCAAAGGTAGCCGAAGCTCCAGCAGTGATGTTAGTTGCAATCGCAGCAGCGTAATACATGTCACGGCTTAGACTTTCACCGCGTTGAGTAAAGTCTAAAATATGCTCAGACCCATCAGTTAAAACATAACCAATTCGTCTGAACATATCGTAGCCAGATGGAACGTAAGGCTGTGTAGCGCTCAAGGACAATAAAGCCCCTGGAGCGTTAAACAGCGTTGAGTCACCAATCGCATAGACAGCGTAGAACGTATTAGCCGCAAGAGCCCCTGCGTCTAATCCGTTAATACCCTGAACTGCTGCATTGATGGTAACAGTAGAAGCAATATTAATATTGTTTGTTATGGTTACATCAGAGCACACACCAGGCGCTACGGATATTGAAGTAGTGCTGATAAACGCCAATTCAAGACCCGTAAGATTTTCTACGAAGGGCGTATAAATGGGTGAGTTAGGTTGTAGAATTGCCATAATAAATTATCTCCTAATTAAACTAAGGGGAATATGACAGACATGGCGTAATCGTCGACTAATGTATAGCCGTAGATTGCATCATAAATCATACCCATTTGATTCTGCCCTAACACCGCACCTTCAGTTCTACGAATTGAAGCACCGCTATCCATATCCATCGTATTAGCGCAGTCATAAGGACGCTGCATTGGCAACTGAGGCATTGCTAAGTACATTGGGTTACCAGCCCAGATTGCACCGGCTCTATGTGAAGGCACAACAGTGCATTGCATCCCAGGAAGAATTGCAGCGGTAAGATTTTGGTCTTTCGTTGCATTAGCTTGCAATGGAGGATTGATCGAAACCGTTACCTGACTACCACCTGTGCTGGCTGCTTGTGCAGTTGCTTGGAACTGTACGGGCGCAGCGGAAGGCTTATGACCGATGTAGGTTAAGAACCGAATGTTATTGAACCCTGACACGTTGTCAGAGAACTGGAAGCGGTCGTATTGTTGAACTGAGTTTGGATCGTTAGTCGCATTCGTTCCGCTGAACGTAATAGCAGTAACAGCACCAGTTGCATCATAAGAAACTGAAACAACCGTTAACACACTACCTTGCTGCCCTTCAGTACCAGCAATATGAACAGGCAGTAAGTTTGATTGGTTCCAGTCG